CAAAGGGAAGGCTAAACACCAATCCGAGCTTGTAAGTAGTATAAAAAACAATAGGTTAGCCACACTCTAGCCACAAATGCCCATAACAGTATATAAAACAACGTACTTAGGGGATATAAGACCCCCTACCCCCCGAATAGGAGTCCCATGATCGAATTTTTTTATACATATATATGGGTTGTCTAGGAGATATTTATTCCATTTTTTGAGATTCTGGTTTTCGTGGGGGCATTGACTGCTAAATTTTTTTATTTTTTTTTTAATTGACATTTTATATGTTTGTAATTAAAGTTATTGGACTAGCCCACCACTTGCATGAACGGAGTGCGGCGAATGTACTTCCCTAACCAATCACAAGGACTTAGGGGGTAAGAGCTACTGACGAAGAGTCAAGCTAACCCTGTTGCGGAGTAGAAGCGAAAGTGCCGACAATCCCCGACAGGCTTGCAGGTAGAACCCAAAGGGGGGTAGCTACTGCGGAAAAAAGACAAACCCTATGTGTGGCACTTGTTTGCTTAAAATAGCTAACAACCCTTCGGGTAGAATACTCGGTGAAAAAAGGCATTCACCTCGTATTAGTGAGACTGAATATGTCATTAGCAGTGCTTGCTTTAGTAATTACTATTTTATTTTTTTGGTGGCTATATAAATGATTAAACTGATAGCATTGACAGGGGCAGCAGGTTCTGGTAAGTCTACTGTTGCCAAGCATTTAAGTAACAAGCGTATACCATTTGTAAGAACCAAGTTTAGTGGTACATTGAAGAAGATGCTCATGCAGATACCCAATGTCACAACTGACATGATAGAGGGTGAATTGAAAGAGGAACCACAGGAGTTGTTTGGTGGTAAGACTCCTAGAGAAGTAATGCAGACCTTGGGTACGGAATGGGGTAGAGACTCTGTTTATTCCAAGATATGGTTAGATTCTTGGGAGAGGTCTATTAATGACTTGACTTATATTGTAGTAGAGGATTTAAGATATCTCAACGAAGCTGAACTGGTAAAGAGAAGGGGTGGTCAAATCTGGAGAATTAAAAGGCCAGATTACAAATGCAACGGTCATATTTCTGAGACTGAGATGAAAGGCATTGACCCAGACCTTACAATTAGAAACAATGGTTCGGTAGAAGAACTACATGCTATGATCGACAGTATATTAGTACCTTGGTCTGGCGAAGATATAGAGCCGAGTTATGGCAGAGAAAATAGTAATAGAAAATGAGTATATTGTAAGACTGTTATCTGACTTGTTGCAGACCAACAGGCAGATACTTGACGTTCAAGTTGAATCTCAAAAGACAACTGCTGAAATTGTATTTGCGTTGCGTGAACTCACGGAAAGCATCCAAGAGATTGCGTACAAGATGCCTTATTTTGAATGAATATTTGTAGAAAAATAAGACTGCATCTGTCCGTTTATTTTTACTTGTGGTGCTTCACATGGAAGATGTCAGCCTTCAGGAGGACATTGAAAAGTTTTGTGCAAGATGCAAAACTCTGGTTCCGATAGATAATTTCCATAAGGACAAGGGGAATCGGGACGGTCTTAAGTATGCCTGTAAGGATTGCGTAAGGATTTATCTATCTGCCCGATATAAGAAGAACAAGGCTGATGCCGACAGGAACGGAACATGCAGATGTTTCGGCTGTGAGATAATAACAGAGGTAGGTGCCGCTTACTGTACCGACCATTTTTTTAAGAATTCGGCCCACGGCACCCTGAAGAATTCCTCTTTGTGGCAAGACATAAAGAAGTTAGCCGAGAAGCAGAACTACATATGCCCATTAACTGGTGACAAGTTGATAGCAGGGGTGAATATGAGTCTTGACCACATCAAACCATCCAGTAAATACCCTCATTTATTACAGGATTTAAACAATTTGCAATGGTTGTCCAAGTGGGCAAACCTTGCCAAGCTTGACTGGGACTTAGATGTGTTCATAGCCAACTGTATTAAAGTAGCCAAGAGGTTTACATGAGAGGTCTTCCTAAAAAAATTGAAGTCAAGATAAAAAAGATAGTACACAGGGAAGGCGATCCTTTTTTCTTTATACTCTGGAAATTTTTGATTGATGGCAAGCCACAGAAGAGAGATTACGAAACTCATTTTCCATTCAGCATGTCATGAGAATACCGAGGTTAAAGAAATGGGGGATGTATTATGTCGAATGGAATGATACACTTATAAGGAATGACTGGGCAGATGACGATACTGATGATTTTCTTAAAGACCCTCCGACTGTTAGGTTCATGGGATGGTATGTAAAACGTGATAAAGAGTCATTGGTATTCGTTATGCATTGCGATATACCACCAGGTAAAGTAGTAGGTGAAAGAATAAAAGTGCCAAAAGCAATGATTAAATCTATAAGAAATCTGTCTTTCTCTAATTGACAGATTTATCTTGCTTGACAACCACCCCTAATTGTGCTTTTTACTATCATATGAGTATAAACTTTGATAAGCTAATCAACAAGTTAAAGTCTCTGATGGAATCGTATTTCAACGGAAGTATCACTATACACTTTTCCGAGGGCAACCTCATGAAAGTGGAGATAAAAGAAGTCACTAGAAATTTGTAGATTTTAGCCTACCTGATAACTAGACGGCTGATGTGCAAGGCTTGATTGCCTGTGCGTCAGTCTTTTTTTTTGGAGTTTAGGATGAATGATCGCTGGGATGTTCAAGGGGAAGATAACTGGGTAAATAGGATTCTTCGTCCCGGAAATGCCCCCAGTCGTGGCAGTAGCAGCAAAGGTGTTGACGATTGGAGCTTACGGTTGAATAAGATGGGAAAGTATAAAGAGCAGGCTACAGGCGATGTAGAGGGAAATGACTTTAGCGGTGCAGAGTGGGATGGGAAAAGCGAAAGGTTAGCACGACAGTCAAAAAAATACCCACAGGTTGGAGGTGGCGATACTGGTGATGGAAAAACTTACTGGGTAGAACATAAGGATGTAGATGGGAGTCATGTAAGTTGGGTTAAGTTTGATAATAAAACAGATAAACTCTCTGTACCATCAAAGCCAAAATCAAAGCCAACACCAACTCCTTGGATACAAACTCCACAAGGTAAGCATCACCAGAAACAGATTGACCAGTTAACAAGAAAGATAGAAAAAAGCAAGGAGCAAGAACAAGCGTGGTACAAAAACAAATTCCCGATGCTTACGGCAAAACAAAAACAAGAAGAGAATTTAATACGAATGAGAGATAATGTAATAAAGTCACGATCAAAGCCGCCAAAAAAGAAGAAAAAGGATGATGGTATGGGCGGTATTAAAATCTGGTAAAAACTATGGCAACCTTAAGTCAAAATCAAATGTCTGGCGGTACACCTGTTACTGACGAATCAGAGCGTAAGGATACTTCCAACCAATATAAAGGCTCACCCAGCAAGAGTACCAAGCTTGCCAGTGGTGATACCGTCAATCGAAGACAGGCACCGAGGCCGAATGCTATTGATGACCGAGTTGACATTGCCCACCTGATTAATTTTCTTCAGGAGTCAGTGCAGAACTCTGTGGATTCTAGGCGTGATTGGCAGGCAGGTCTTGAGACTTGGTACAAACAATACAAGGGTGTCCTAAAATCCAAAAATTTTCCTTGGGAAGGTTGCTCCAATCTTCATATCCCAATTACAGGTATCATTATTGATACTTTGGTTAGTCGAATGATTAATCCCATATTCGGGACACAGCCGTTTGTAACGGCTAGAGGGGCAAGTGAACCTGCTCCGCAGGCTGCTATGCCCAGTGGGGGGGACGATTCCCCCCACAATATACAAGTGTCAGACCATGACAAGGCACATGATGTAGAACATATGCTTGATTATATATTGACCAAGCGTATAGGCGTTTACGCTAAAGTCCAAGATTGGATCAGGGAAGCATTTATTTATGGTCGTGGTGTGATGAAGATGGTCTGGCGTAAGGATGTTAGAAAGTATACACGATCCTTGGCTAGGGAACATGTGGAAGAAGAGATAGCTATTTATCAGGAAAAAATACAATCTGGTCAGATGGATGCTGGCACGATTGAGTTTCTGGATCAGATGTCTTTCTTGGCTGATACCCATGATTGGGAGAAGGAACCGTTCCTCCAGATAGAGCGTGAGGAAGTTGTCTATAACAATCCCGACTGGGTATTTATTCCGATAGAAGATTTCATATATCATCCGAGGGCGATTGATATTACGTCATCTCCTTATGTAGCTCATAGGTTCAGGATGGATTACGATGATCTTCTAAAGGCACAGGATGCTGGCGTATATACCAATGTTGATCTTCTGCATCCAATGAGCGGTGAACCAGATTCTTCTATTATTTCCGCACATGGTGAAAGCCTGTTGAAAGATGTCCAGACTTTGGAAGAAGGCTACGAGAATGTACCGCAGGAAGCCGAAGATAGTTTGGCTGAGATAGAACTCATTGAATTTCATGGAAAGTACGATATAGATAATGATGGAAGGATGGAAGATATAGTAGCAACCTTCAGTCCTAAACAAGGTGTTTTATTATCTATAAGGGAAACAGATTTACTGCATGGCAAGAAACCATTTGCAGAAATAAAGATGTTTCCTGTCCCCGGTCGTTTTGAATCGCAAGGTGTCCCCGAAATAATAACCGACCTACAGCAGGAATTAAATGATATCCACAATCAACGGATCGACAACGGTACGATTACCAATGCAGTCATGTTCTGGTACGATCCGAACTCAGATGTTGACCCCGAAATACACCGACCCGGACCGGGGATGGGATTCCCTGCTGGCCCAAACCAAATTGGAATCTTACAGACAGGAGATGTTAAGTTCTCTTCTTTCAGGGAAGAGGAATTGGTCAGGCGACTCATACAGGATCGTATTGGCGTGTCAGACTTTGCTATCGGAAACGATGCCACGGCAGGACAAAACAAAACAGCTACTGGTGTAAGTGCGATTGTTCATGAAGGCAATCAGCGTTTAGAGATGATGTTGCGTAATGTAGCTATTGGTTTGAACGAAGCTGTATTGCAGACATTCCAGTTGATACAGCAGTTTGGCAATGACGAGATGCTGTTTCGTGTGGTAGAGGGTGCCAAGTCTAGTATGCGTAAGGTTACAGCAAGAGAAATACAGGGACAATACGATATAGATATAGCTGCCAATTCTGTTAATACCAACAGGTTGATGCAGTTGAACGAAATACAACAGCAGTTGGAGTTGGCATTAAGGGCTGGCCCTGAACATGTAAATGTTTCTCCACTGATAAAAGAATTTATGCGTAGGTCTGGTTCAAAAATAGCGGATGAGATTTCTGTTCCAGAAACCGAGGCGGTGTTACGGAAGGCAATGCAAGACCCTAATATTCTTATGGCTTTAAAACAACAGGTAGATGAACTGGCTATGCAGGCAGGGTTGATAGAGCCTCCTCAACCAAATGCAGAGGGGCAACCGGGACAACCCTTGCCTGCTGCACCACAAGGTCAAGCACCACAAGGTCAAGCACCTATGGGTGGGGGTATAGATTTACAGGGAATTCTTCAGCAACTTGGCCCTGTCGTACAACAGTTTTTAGGTGGGTTGGGTGGACAGCAACAGCCACAGCAACCAGCACCACCACAACAAACACCACCAATGTGATGGATGATTACTAAATATTTAAGAGTGTCTAAAACACCAGAACAAAAAGAATTTCATCTTAGAAGACTTTCCAGTCTTATTAATTCTCCTGAATGGGGGGAAGTGAAAGATGAAATGGAAGATACATTAATTAAGTGTTACGAGAAGTTGGATTCTTGTGTAACACATGAAGATTTCATACGGGTTCAAAGTGAAGTGTTAGCTATAAAAAAGTTAGCCCACTTGAATGGTCTTATGAATATTATCGCCACTAGGCGAAACAGGATTCGCCCACCTGTAATGACTGGGCAGAACAAGGAGTAATACAATGCCAGATGGAAAAAGGGTTGTTAACGAAAAAACAATCGTAGAATCCGAGCAGGAATCGGCACCTGCACCAGAAGTAAATATGGACGCTGTCGTGAATGATGCATCAAATATGGGGCATACTCTGCCTCTTCATGATGAAGTATCCCAAGGTCAACTTGATTGGTCAGACATGGCACCAGTAGAAGAGTTCGACCAGATTGCAAACGACCGGGGTGTTGGGCCTGTTCCGCAGGGAGCGGATGGGCTTACCGATGGCATGTCCAAACGTATCAGCAAGATGAAACAGCAAGAGCAGGAGAAAATTGCAGGCAAGGATCAGGTCATTGCGGAAAAGGATTCAATCATAGCGGCTAGAGAGCAGCAGATTAATCAATTGACCAAGATGTCTCAGGAGTATCAAAAACTGCAAAGTTCTTATGTACCGCCACAGGGTGATGTAATCGAGGTGGATAGCCAGATTTCTGAAATGGATCAAACCTTAAAGGATGAAGGTGACACCTATACGGCTGCTGAAGTTGCACAGCATATGCAGAAGCGTCATGATTTACAGATGAAGAAACAGGAGGTTGCTAATTCTCAGTCTAATGCTCAACAGTTAGTACAGCAACAGCAGAGACTTAGGGAACAGTCTGATAGCTTCGTCAAGGAGAATTATGATTTTATTAATGATCCTAAAAGTGAATACTACAAGACGCTTAAAGAGCAAGCGTATCCAATGTTAGAGAATATCATTGGCCCCAACTTCAAGAACCACCCACAGGACATGGTAATAGCTGCCGAGTTGAGTCAACTTATGGTTGATGCGAACAAATATCAGCAATTATTGGGTAATCGACCTGCACCACGACAACAAGCCGCACCAATGGCAGGCAATGTCACACCGCAGTCACGACCAAATCAGAGGCAACAGCCTGAATTCAGGCAAGCTGCCAACAATTTGCGTGGTGGTGAGGTGTCAGATTTTGCAAGCATGTTGCGTCAGCGTGGGCATAGTTGGCGACCCTAGTTAAGTAGGAGAATTATTATGGCTCTATTTGAGACATACAATGAAACCAACAAGAGTATGCGTGAGGACTTGTTGGATATAATCGTGAATATCTCTCCGACAGAGACTCCGATGTTGAGTGCTTTCAAGAAATCAAAAGCTGTTGCGACAACGCATGAATGGCTTACTGATACTCTTGGAACCGCAGATGCATCAAGAGTGGCTGAAGGAGCGGCATTCAGTAACAGTGCGAATGTTGCAACTGCACGAACACGATTGAGTAATTATACTCAGATTAATCGTGAAGTGTTTGAAGTGTCAGATACAATGGACGCTGTTGACAAGGCTGGGATTAAAGGCGGCGAGTATGAGTACCAACTTGCTCGTGCTTTAAAAATCATGGCTCTTGCAATGGAAGTCGATGTTGTTAATGGTGCTTCAGCAGTAGGATCAGCAGGAGCCGCTAGAGGTTCTAAGGGAGTAATTCCTTGGACTACCACTAATCTGGCTACGGCAGGCGGTGGTCGTGATTTAACCGAAGACATTTATAATGATAGTTTACAGGCTATCTTTGTTAACGGTGGAAATCCTGACACTACCTATGTACACGGTACGCAGAAACGTGCAATTTCAGGGTTTTCTGCGTCTAGTCAACGAAATATAGAAGCTACTGCTAAGAAGCTTGTGTATAGCGTTGATGTTTACGAGAGTGATTTTGGACTACAGCGAGTCATTCTTGACCGTCACATGATTACTGACAAGCTTGCACAGTTGCAGAAGGATATGTGGGGCATAGCAATGCTACGTCCAGTTAAGCATACCCCGATTGCCAAGCTGGGTGCTTCCAGAGCAGGCATGGTTGAAGCTGAGTGGACAGTAGTTTCTTACGAAGAAAAAGCTTCAGGTATTATTGAAGAATTAAATGTCTGATTGCTTTAATCTTTAAATGGGCTTGGGGGGGCAACCCCCCTTGTTTATTTCATGAAAAAAAAGAAAAAGAAAACACAGGATATTCCTGACAAGGATGGTTATACAAGCGATATAGCTACACGTTTGTTGCATGAAGAAGGCAATCGCTTTAAGAAGGCTAAAACATCTTTTCAGCATATCCAAAGATTGGATGATGCAGGTAATGAGGTAAAGGCAGAGAGGGTATCTACCGATAATGGTTTTACCGATCAGCGTAGCATGAGAAAGGTTGGGAGTATTCCTTCTGTATTTCTAATGCAACCAAAGTATAAAGACATACTGAGTGATGACAAGAAAGCTTTTAAAAAAGCAGTAAAGCGTTTCTTCACCGATCATCCAGAATTTAGAATCTGTAACCAAAACTACTGATATGGGAATTTTTACAACATACAATGTTCCAGAAGAATCTTTAAAACCTTCTGCTCCTTATAAGTTGGAACCGAAGGAGATAGAAACAGAACAACCTACTGATGAACTAAAGAAGCAAGTTGAAAGATTGAAGAAAGAAGTAGAGCTATTGAAACAACAACAGGAGAATAAATAGTGTCTCTGTTAACAATAAGAAATCCAATACTGCGTGACTTGGGTCTTGATTCTGGTTCAAGTCTTGTCAGCGATGTCAAGGTTCGTATTCTTGATTACATCAACGAGGCTATCGAGGAACTTAATATATTAGCCAAGTGGGATATATTGAAATCCGAGGGGACTGTTACGTTGGCTACTGACACAAGGGAATATACCTTGGCTACGGATGCAGATGTAAACAGGATTGTTGGTGACAGGTTTTATATAGATACGGAAGATACATTCGTTTACATGGCTACATCTAATCAAGCTTTTCAGGAAGAAGTAATACAGGGAGATACAGGTAGACCTATTGTGTGGATACCGTTTGGCAAGAATGCTTCACAGGTAGACCAGATAAAAGTTGATCCTATTCCTACTGCTGATGAAAACGGAATGGTAATGACCTATTGGTATACACGGCAGTTAACCGCTTTGAGTGCTGATTCGGATACAACTCCATTTCAAGAAGTAGTTATAAGGCATATGGTAAAAGCCAAGTATGCAGAATACGATCAGGATTTTGCCAAGCGTGACAGGGAAATGACAATGGCTAATTCATTGTTGCAGAAGTTACAGGCACAGAACAGGGGTGCTGTAAGATTCAAACCATTAACCAGACGTAATTATTCTTTATCTAGATAATGCCATTAAAACAAAAGATATTTGAATCGAATAACAAGGGGCTGTTCGATGTCGCAGTTGGTGAAGGAAACATATCCCCCAACTATGCCACTGAACTACAAAATAGCCGGGTTGCGTTAAATGGCGAAGTATCGAAGAGAAGGGGACGAGTCTTCTTCAATGATGTCGCCATCCATCATGCTGTTGGAAACAGCGTTGATACTTATGCTTCTGGTAACCAAAGCGGTACGGTCAGCATGTATTCGTCTAACAACGAGGATGTTGGCTTTGCCGTAACCTTGTCTTCTGATGAAACGATTCAGAGCGTCAAATTTTGGTTAAAAAAGTCTGGCTCACCCACAGGGCTTATGAGGGCGAAGATATATGCGAGTACAGGTACTGTCGGTTCTACTGGTGTACCAACTGGTGAGATATTAAAAACTTCCTTGGAACTTGATTCGGCTGACCTGACAACTTCTTTTGCTTTTGTTGAGTTTACGTTTGAAGCACCTCATGCGGTTTCCGCAGGTGATGTATGTTTTGTTCTTGATTACAGGGGTGGCAATTCAGGTAACTATATTATAGTGGGTACTGATAGTTCTTCTCCTACTCATGGCAGTAACGTATTCAAATCCGATAGGGCAGATTCTGGTTGGGGGGTAGATGCAACACAGGATATTATATTCGATTTGTTTCGTGCTGGGCCAGATGTAATCGGGTTGATGGTTTATGATGGTAACTATCCAGCTTCATATGAAATTTTAGCACAGGCTGATACTAGGTTGTTGCGGTATACGGCATCAACTGGTGCTTTTGATACGGTTATTAAGTCTGGTTTAACTTTAGGCGAGAAGTTGAACTGGACTATGTTCAACAACAAGATGATTTTAACAAACGGTACGGACAATCCGTTTAAGTATGGGTACACCCCTAAACCGTTTGCTCCTACTACTGGTGTTTCGACTTCAGGATCAAAAGGTGCCAGAACTTATTATGTAGTAGTTACCTATGTAACAGCATATGGACAATCGGTTGCAAGTGAACAAGTTACTCAGGCTATTAATGCTAACGATGTTTTAACAGTGACAAGCCCAGTCGCTTTGGCAGGTGCTACCAGTTATAATGTTTATCATCATACTGTTTCTGGTTCTCTTAAATTGCAAACAGCTACACCTCTGGCAATAGGGGTTAATTATACGGAAGCAGTATCTTTAAATGATGGGGCTGTACCTCCGACAGCACATACTGGTTGGTATGCTGTTGATCTTGCGGACAACCCACCGAAGGGTAAGTATCCTTATGCCTTAAACAACCGGGTTTGGATTTCTGGTATTGCGGAGGAAAGCACGAGGTTTTCTGGTTGTGCTGTAGACAATGAAGATGATTGGTCTACTAGCTCTGATTATGTGAATATTGATCTTGCTGCTGTATTGGCTCGTGGTGATACGATTACAGGCTTGGCTAGGTTAGGTCAGACCAATTCTCTAATCATCGGGTTGCAGAATCATATTGTTACTTATAATGTTCCTGCTACTTTTAATGATATAGCGATTGACAAGCAGGTATTTAATACAGGGGTAATGAGTCACAGGGGGATGGATGAAGTAGGGCTTGATAATTACATTGTGGAAAGAGAGGGATTAAATTCTATCAAGATGGAATTGATTGTCCAAGGATTGAAGACTCGTAAGTTGAGTGACAACATAAGGGATAGGATTAATCCTTTATTGAAAGCTGTTGCTGATCCTGATGAAGTTAATGTTGTTAATCATAAAGCAGAGAATGAATTCTGGATAAACGTACCATCCCTATCAAAGCGTTTTATTTATGATTATGAAATTAAAGCATGGATGGAGGACAGGGATGTCAAAATATTTCAATCTGTTCGCACCCCAGATAATGACATATTAAGTGCAGGCATAAATGGTCGTGTATCTAGGGAGTATGAAACAGTAGCAGGTGTGAATGTATACGGTGATGGTGATAATAGTACGGCTGTAAATTGGGAATGGGAAACTCCTTGGTTGTGGTTTGACAATATCAGTATTAAAAAATTATTTAAGTATTTTCAGTTTAAAGGATCAGGGTCTGGTGGGTTGTTTAACCTTGATGTGTCTTTTGATTTTGAGACTGAATCTTACAAAACATTTTATTTGCAATCTACTCCTGCTGCATGGGGTACATCGGAATGGGATGGTTCTTACTGGGATTTCCCTGATGTAAACAAAGTATTAATACCAATGATTGGAATGGGTAGGTCTGTCAGGTTTAAATTTTCGGCAAGCCATAAAGCTGATTTAAGTATTTCATTTTACGGTGTCAAGTACGCCAACGCAGGTTTCAGAGCTAACGATTAGGAGAAGTTATGGGTACATTATCTAGGTTAAGAGATTTTACGG